CCACCCTGCACAAACGGCGTCTGTATTACAGGTGGACCCTGTGAGAAGTCAGGGGCAATATTGGTATCGACCAGTGAAGTGCTGGAGACGGTCCCTATATATCCAAGCGAGGAACCAGCGGGTACAGGTGCCCCATATGCGACAACTGATCGGTAGACGTTATAGTTCTGTGCTCCGGCCACAGCGGCCCATGTGATAAAGATAGACCCGTTCACCACTCTAATATCTGTAAGATTTGGAATAGCAATGGTTGCCTTTGGTCCCTCTTGTCCGTTCGCGTCCACCGCTGTCACGGCATACAGATAGTTACAAGTACCGGCAGCGAGGGATGTGGTAAAGCCAAGACCAGTTGGTGCAGCTACAGTCGAGCCAAACGTAATAGGTGTAAAGGTCCATGACGCCGATGCAAGAAATGTCAGAATATAAGGTGGGTAATTAGGATGACAGAAGATCATCGAGCTGACGTTCTGTACAAATTTCAGCTGGGCCAAATCAGCCGCGATGTAGGGTGACGCAACTGTATATACTCGTTGTGTTGTGCCACCACTTGTATAGTTGCTCCACAAGGTCGAATTGACGTTATTCCCTAGCAGGTCTACCAGTGGGACTGTTGAGCCAGTGACTGTGAACGGCACCAGGAAATACCGACCATTAATCTGCGTCATTCCATTGACGCCAGAGACATAAAGCCATTGGCCAGCAGTATAGGTGTTAGTAACACTGATAACGCCGGGATTGGCCTTGGTAATGCCAGTAATAGCAACGCCGGGCTCGAGGACTGGCGCGCCGTTCCTGTGGAAGCGGATATAGCCATTCCCAAACTCGAGACAGAACCCAAGGGACTTAGATGCTTGGAATGGAATCAGCCGTATCGGGTTCGTTGAGGATGGATTGTTATTGTTTAGGCACTGAAGAACGTATCGTGTCCCTGGCCTTGTGCTTGCACCACCTCGATAGTCAACGAAGAAGTTTCGGAGCGTCGCTGCGCCCGAGTGGTACTTCTGCATATCCACTCGAGCGTAAAGATTAGGAGCCCATTCCCCCGAGTTAAATGACGGCTGCGAGATAATCGTTGACATTGAGACTTATATCCATACACATGACGGGGGCAAAGGTATGGTTGATTGACTAGTATACTGGCCAGTAGCTTCCCCAATCGAAGTTAGCCCACGGACCCTGATAGTACTCTGTCCACCCGATACCTCTAATTCGGATGAAGTCTGGAGTCACATCATTAATAGTCAGACCTTCGTTCCCGTCTACCTTTCTCGCTTCAGCTATCTTCGCGTTTGCCAGCTGTATAGCTTGGTTCGCCCCTTGCTTATCCCCGGTCAGTGCCATGCAAATCCCGGAGCCCACTACTGCCGCCCACGCCTCGAAGAAGTCAGGGTCCATCACATTCGGATCATTGATCTGCTTCACATAAGCGCAGGAGGCGTACTCTTGATTACATTGAATCACGCGACCGGAGTACTGTGGACCAACACCAGAAGCTGCGAGGACCGCACCAGTGCCAAATCCGTTCGTGTATACCTGCGACATGTTATAGGTGCTGGGACCGAAAAGCATAGCGTTCCGGTTAAGGTTTGGCAGATCGTAAAGTGTTGGAGTCGTCACCACTGTTAAGATGACCCCGCCACCTCCGATCGAGGCTACCTGTGCAAATAGCAGTCCGTTAGGAACAGTGCCAGCAGGAGGAGGTCCACCACAGTAGAGAATATCACCCACAGCATAACCAGTCCCCCCATTAACTACTGTAATACCAGTTGCTTCCCGAAGATACTGCTCAACCGCAATCTTAAACTTAATTGGCTGGCCCTGCCAGAACGCAGGGGCTCCCCCGGTTACAGCCGTAGTGATTGGAACGCCATCAGCGAATCCCGTTAAGTTCGCTGGGATCAGATAGCACATCCTGAGACAATCGTCAGGGTACATATACTCATAGGCCCACGGCGCTGGGGGCTGTCCCGGCCGCCATAGGTTTGTGCTCGGAGATGTATTTTCCGGTGTCCCTGGGATTGACGTGAGGTATATGAGGTTAGAGTAAACCAGTCCGCAGTTCCACGGTGCCATCCGTAGGAGCGTATCCCGATGGCGTGTCAGGATCAGGTTTGCCTGAATAGCCTCGTTGGAAGTCTGACTAGTCAGTTCGTTTTGCGTAACAGTGGTACGAGTGCCGATGATCTGCAACGCCCTGTTCACTACATCCACGTTTGTAGTCATCGGCCACTCCTAGCACCGTTGCGATCCTGAAGGATGCTTAATTCCGCCCAGCCCCGGCTTTCCACCCTGCTTCCCGTAGCTCTTCGGCTGGCCATGAGTTGTGACCTCACCGCCAAGCCCAGGGCCGTGATTGCCGAGACTTGTTGGCCCCTTTGGCATCTGGTACTTATTTACATCACGCTCTTTCGGCTTACCGCCGTCTCGAGTTACACCCATTAGTACCTCCCTTGTGTGCCCTTACAGCCGTAGTTGGTCCCGTGATTGCCAGGACTGCCAGTCGACGAGCCAAGCGTTGGCTTCTGGTGATTACCCTGATAGTCACCACCAAGGCCGATTGCGTCTCTGATCAGACCTGTGGGACCTACAGGCTGGCAGTATTCTAAGTCCTTCTTTACTGGTTTCCCGCCGTCCCTCGTCGAATCTGCCATACTCCTGTCCTCCTAGGTTTGAGTCCTGGTTGGAATGGTGGTGTGCCTATCGGCTCAGGTGCATTTGGCCCTCCCGGTCGTGGACTAGCTACGTAGACCCACCCGTATTCTCGTGTCAGAGCCCACTGGCCCTTCAATAGAGGTGACGTCTCGATCGGAGGGTCAGTGGGTTTGTCTGACATATTAACTACTTTTTTGAAGGGGTCGGTACTAGCGCTTCATCTGGCACTAGCACTACGATCCAGCCAGTGGTTGGTGTCCAAGCCACCTTGAGATCCCAACCAGCAATCGGTCCACCTGGCTTACCAGGGTCAATCGGTGGCGGCGGAATCGGCAGCGGATGGCCAGCAACTGGTGGATAGCCGGGGATACCTGGAAAGTCGATACCCGGAGGCCCCCAAATCGGGAAGATCGGAATGGGAGGCTTTCCATCCACTGGAGGTATAACCGGAGGTGTATCGGGAATAATAGGTCCGCCGCCAACGCTCAGTCCTTGGATAAAAGCGTTGCCAACCATTGTTCCCTTAATCGGCTGATCGTCAGCTGACTTTCCACTTGGGTAGAATACACCATCAATTACAACGGGCACTGTCGCCATTTATCTTCTCCTTTGTTTCACCTTGATCTTAGCTCTCTTTACCACCCGCCTCTCACTTTTACTTCGAGTGAGCCCCCGCCGTCGGAGGAGGGGTTGCAGTGGCTCTCCTAGCTTTCTCTTCTTCAGCAACTTTTTTCTTCGCCTCTTCCTCGGCCGCCTTCTTATCTTCCTCCCGCAGTTTCTCTACCTCTTTCGCGGACTCCTTCTCGATCTTCGCAAGTTCCCGAGCATGAACCTCGTGGATGTTGGCAAGGCCGGTCGTGTTGGCCGTCTTAGCCACAAGTTCAAGGAGATACCAGAGTTCCTTTGCGTCGTCCTTAACCATCAGTGCCTCCCCTGACTTCCGCAGTGGTGCCTCGTTACAGTCGGCTGCGGGGCCTTGATCCCCTCGCGACCCTGATACAGTGTTTCATGGCGAACGTAGAATGGACCCTCGCCGGTAGCGTGATTCCCCTGCATACAACCCATATCTGCGACGTGAGTCACACTCACGCCATGAGAGATTGGCTGCTGCTTAGGAGCCGCTACGTCCCTCGTTGCTCTTCCCTGCTTCATTATCACTCTCCTTTCGCTTAGGCAAGAACCGTGTGTGGTCCCAGCGGTTCTCTGGGTCACTGGCCATATTTCGACGAACCTTCTCGAACGCACCACCGTCAGTGTGCATCTCGTACAAGATCTGTCGATACCGATCGTCACAGCGTTCTGCCTCTCGCTTGACATGCTGAGGTGGTTCCTGCCCGATCTCTTGATACATATTCAGAACATCGTGAACGTCGTGCATATACATGATGAAGCGCCGCATCTTCTCAGGGATTTCGCTTTCAGCGTCCACCATGTAATTCACAACCTTACTCATCATCTCACGGATTATCTTTATCTCGCGAGCGATCCGCTCAAGATAAACTGCTGGATTATGCAGTTCATCCTGCGGTGGTGATTCGGTCTCCGCCACCTTTCTTCTTCCTTCTCAAAATGCCAGTCTTGGCATCTGCTTGGTTAAACTCACGGGCAACCCCACGAGGGATTCCCATCTTCTTAGCGAACTTCGGATTGTGAGCCGCAGCCGCCATCGTTCGTGCTTGCTTCGGACTAGTACTTGGCATCAGAGCCTCCCAACATGGACAGTCCCGACAAGGCCCAGCAGGATATAGATCACAAGGAGACACGCGATCAGCACGATCAGCACATGAGCGACCTTGTTGAATGGCTCCGGTAGCGGGACCTGTGACAGTGCCCAATTCAGCAG